ATCTTTCATAAATATACGAGTTTTCGCCTTTGTTTCCTCATCGGTCAAAATCTTCTTGACGATATATACCGGCACTTTGCCGGATTTATCGACTGATACCACTGGATTCGGCATGGTGGTTCCTTCCTTTAATGGGCAGTCATTTCATTTTCATGAATGAGATATACTACCTCGAGTGAGTTTGTGCGACCCAAACGGTTCGCACGACCAATAATCTGGCTCTCCAACTCCGCTGACATACGATGAAACAGCATTACATGGCTCGCCGACTCAATATTGAGACCCGCTCCCATATTTCGCGCATTCAAGAAAAGAACATTATACTTACCTGCCTTGAACTCCCGTAAGAGCTTCGCAATACGTGCCTGTGAACCATTGAGCATAGAATATTTGATATCCGCAGCATCTAGCGAATCCTCCAACTTCGTAAAACTCGCATCGTACGAACTAAACATAAGTACACGTGCTGTCGGATTCTCCTTCATAAACCTCACAAAGCTATCATTCTTATTCAAGAGTTGATTCGGTTTTTGGACATCTTGTTGCGGTTGAGGCTGGGTGGCTGTCTCTCCCAAAACTTTAATATCCTTTATATTTTCAATACGTGCGCGGCAGAGCGGGCAACTTGCGACCCGCTTCAAAGACTCGCATAGGCACTGAAAACAGAATAACTGTTGGCAGCACGGAGTCACCGATGGATTGGTTAAATCGCAATAACAAATTGGACATGTTTCCTCCTTTGTTCGCTTCAATCGTTCCTGAATAGCGGTGATACGACTTTCAATTGAGGCAATCTTCTGTTCTTGTGCTTCAATCGCCTTTTGCTTGAGCGCTTCTGTAGAATATTCAAGCGTTTTCTTGTATTCATAGGTGACCTTGGCATTGTGAAGTTCTTTTTGAATTGAGGCAGTCACCGCTTCCGTAATTTCAGTTTCATTATAAGAATTCATTCCAAGAGTTTCTAAGGCACCTGCGATGTCACCTGCATTTAGTCGCTCCATCATATCCCGTGAGATAAAACTATCCAATACACGGATATTGGCCGGTGTAGCACAAATAATTTTTCGTATCGTAGTATTTGGCATTGTAAAACTAGTCTTAATATATTCCTCAGAGGAATGGATAATCAAACGGGCACTTTGGCTTACCGCAGCATTAATGGCGACCGTAGAGTGATTTGCCGAAATTCCGCACATGCGTCTTACAATATTCACATGACGGCAACCAGGAATCTGTAAATAATTATTATTTTGGAGTTTCTTCACTCGTTCAATAACATATTGTGGAGTATCTTCCAAAGGTGTATAGCCACTCATTACGTTGAAATAGGCGCCGCCCGCAAAGACTAAATTGAGCCAACTGGCGGAGATAAACCAGTAAAAAAGTCCATTTATATCATCCCAATCGGTACTAATACTTATACTATCCGCTTCATCAATGAATACGCGTTTCCATAAAATGTTTCTAGGATTATGAACAGTGCGAAACGTGGTCCACATAGTAGACGAAATAAACAACGCATCGTACTGTTCTATGTTTTCTAACAAAGTTGGTGATTCGGCCTCTTTTCGTTTTTTGATAAAACAGCATTTGAGGGTTGTATCATTTTGTACATAGGTTTCCCATTGACCCATAAGCGCGTGAGGTACGATAAAAAGAGATGTTGACACTGGCTTGAGTTTATTACCCGCAGCACTGATTGCCTGCGACCTTGTTCGCAGGAGTCCTACATCTCGTCCGTCGCCCAAAATAGAGTTTCCTCTCACAATATATTCATTATAGAGCATTTCTGGAGCAGGCATTTTTACTAACGAAAGCGCCGTAAGCGACTTTCCTGATCCTACACGATCCCCAAGAATACCGTACGAAGTATAGAGTTTACCGCCTACCGATTCTCCCACTACTCCTTCTACTTCCAAACCGTTGGTTTTTGCGGTTTCTAATCGTAGGGCGGCCGCCAAGGCCGATTGCTGATGTAATAACAATTGGGTCTTTAACCATGAAGGGGTGACCGATTTCGCTGAGTTTTCATTCAATTCCTGATTATACAGGGCCTCAAAAAACGACCACAGTTTTCTTCTTGAAACTAAGGACATTGCTATCTAACCGATTTTTGCTAGCGGGGTTTAAATACTATATTGATAAAATAGGGAATGCCAGGAAATGGAAAGCGTTTAAGGAAGACAATTAGACGAACCGGCGGAGGTGTCATTGGAACAGGGACCTACGGATGTGTGTTTAGACCTGCGCTCCGCTGTAAAGGAAATATTACACGACGAAATGGAAAAATCAGTAAATTGATGCGTAGTAATCAAGCCGATGATGAATTCCAACAGAAAACTCTGTTTGAACCAATCAATGCTCGTCAAAACTACTTCTTATACCCTGAAGAATTATGTGAACCCGAACTTCCATTTGAGGCCAGTAATATGGTGAATGATTGTAAATCCAATAATAATGACGATGTAGATAATACGAATAAATTACTTCTTTTAAGCAGCGATGGTGGGCAGCCACTGTCAAACATAAACTTTATTACACCAAATAATATATATCCATTCTTTGAAAGTTTAACAAATATATTTGAAGGATTATCTTTAGCTCACAATGCCGGTATTGCTCATATGGATGTTAAACCAGCAAACATGGTGATAAAAGCAGTAGGACCTAAACTTTTAACAAGATTGATTGATTTTGGATTATCTGTTAAAATAGACACTGTACCTGTATTGGCAAGTATGAAAGATAATAAATTTCACGATTATTTATTGTTTATGACTAATTATCCATACTGGTCACCAGATCTACGTTTTGCGAATCCTTCGTATGCTGAAGATCTTCTTAAAAAGAATAAAGAACAACAACTTGAACGACTGGCAAAAGATTATACTGACCCCAAAGTTCGTTTGTCAAAACTTGTTTCGTATACCGAACCTCAACTTATTGATAATGATTACGCAGACTATTTCCATTTAATGAATACAGGACGATTTTCGCCACCCTTTTTTAATCCAAACGGTCAATACAAGTTAAATCATGAGTGGGCGTTAGATATAAGTGATAAATTATACGATTTATCCCTTGAAGAACGTCTTAATATAATTTTTACCAAAAACGATGTATTTGGTCTCGGTCAATCCCTGTTTGTCATATTTAGTCGTGTACTAGAATTTTTAAGTTCCGATTATCCTGTTTTGGCTTATAAAATGACGAACAGTTTTTATTCATCATTTAGTTTTCTATATGTTAATATGACAAACCCTGACCCTTTTCAACGATTTGACATTAAAGCAGCCTTAAACTTTTATAAAAACACCGTGCTTGCTGATATTGCCCAAGCATTAAGATTTAAATAGATGAGCACTTTGGAATAATTAAGGATGTCGGTCTGGCCTGGAAAATTACCAAAGTCGGCTACAAAGCCATTTGTATCAATCTTAACTCCAACCTACAATCGTCGTAAATTTATTCCATTCTTAATTGCCTGTATAAAAGACCAAACGTATCCAAATGAACGTATGGAATGGGTAGTATTTGACGACGGCTCAGACTCTATTGAAGATTTACTACGTCCTGAATTTCAAACAATGAATATTCAGTATATTCGGTCTGAGGCGAAACAGACTATCGGTGCGAAGCGCAATCGCTTACACGAAGCGGCCCGTGGTGAAATCCTCGTCTGTATGGACGACGACGATTACTATCCGCCTGAACGAGTGAGCCACGCCGTCCAAACTCTGGTGGGGCGAAAAGCGACCTTGGCCGGCTCCACCCGCAATCACGTCTTCTTTCCTGATGACTGCTCTATTTGGGAAACCGGTCCCTACGGACCGAATCACGGCACCTTCGGCACCATGGCCTTTACGAAATCGTATGTGCTGGAGAATCACTGTGATGAATCGCGTGCTTTTGCTGAAGAGGTTGAATTCACCCGTAAATATTCAGTGCCCCTGGTCCAACTTGACCCCATGAAAGTGATGTTAGTCATTGCGCACGATGGAAACACCTTTGATAAGGGAAAACTCCGTGCTCCTGACAATAAGTTTATTAGACCTAGTGGTCGCAAACTTAATACCTTTGTCCGCAATGCGGGTATACGTGACTTTTATAAATCGCTCAAACTCTAGTCTTGCGACTAAGTAGGAATGGCATCTCTATTTGAAAATATGCCCGGTGTGGCAGCGAATGCTGTTAATAGTGTTAAGAAAGCACTACCTAGCGGCGACACCGGCAATCTTATTCTCTACATACTATTCGCCCTGGTAATTGTACTCATTTATTTATTACTCACCGGTTACAAACTCTCTTTTAAGATGTTAGACATTCGTCCTAAAAAATACAAGGCATTAGGCGACGCTCACTGGTTCTGGAAAAACGGAATGGGTGGCGCAAGTAATTTACGTTTAACGGATGCCGACGGTCTACCATTAGATACCGATACAAAATACACCTATCATTTTGATTTATTGTTATCAAATACTCGTAATGTTTCAAATATCGCCGGTCCTTACCGCCACATCTTCCACCGTGGTAGCGACGAACTGTATAACGACAAGTCCGCAGGAGTGATGAGTTCTGACTCATCCAGTAAGCTTCCACCTTACGGTTTACCACGACGTCTCAATCCCGGTATATTCTTGGATCCTAATACCAACGATATCTTAGTCTTTGTTGATACCAAATCAAAGAGCGGCGAGGTGTTCCGTGAATCCGGTCGTATCTCCGACGTGCCTGTTGACAAACCTCTTCGTCTCACCGTAACTGTACACAATAAAGTACTTGAAATTGACTTGAATTGTAAATTGGAATTGACGAAAGTGCTGGCGGGTGATCCACGTACCGTTGAAAATGTTGTATACGGCCTTTGCGGACCAGCGGTCGCCACGGCCTCTATACAAAACTTACTCATATGGCCATATGCGTTGGACAACGGACTGTTGGCCGACTTCTGCCCTATGCCATTCCCCCAGTTCTTACCACCTGCTAGTTCATGTGATGTACCAAAAGATCCCGCACTCAAAGATTCAGCACCGAATTAAATCGTGCTAGCAAAACAGCACGTAAATGAAGGAATAAACCTACTTACACTATAAGAGGAATGAATCCCCGATTAATATTTCTTATAGTAGTTCTATTGATTATTGTAATCGGCGTAGTATATGTATTATACTTTATGCCAAAGTCGGACGAGACAACAGTACTCGGTCCATTTGTCCTAGACGGTATTAAGGCCGATTATTCAGGCAGCGGTTCAACAATGAAATCGGTATTAACCGCAGCGCAACTGAACAAATCGCTCAAAAGTAATTTTACGGTCAGTTTCTTCATTTACATGGATAAGTTGAATATGGAACGAATTCCATTTGCGGGTCCCGAAGGTGATTATCGCTTCAAACCCCTCGTTAAATTAATCGGTGTCGGTGACTTTGTACTGGATCCCGTCCATCAAAAGGCACTTGTACGTCTCACACCCCTTGTACCGATTGAGATGAATGGAAAATTTACACCCTCTCCTTTTGCCGAAATAGATAATGTAATGAACGCCCGATGGAATCAAATCACTATCGCCGTAGAGGGACGTTCCATTGATTTGTACTTGAACTCTCAACATGCCACCTCGCTAATACTTGAAAATCTAACATGGACGAATCCTACCGGCATGCTTCTTGAAACCGCTCCGGATTTTTGGGGACAAGCGGGTATGATACAGGCCTGGCCTCGCCGACTCACAGAAAGAGAGATTATTGAAAATTACAAACATGTAACCGATTTACGAGGTAAGCCAAATATCCCGGACGGACAGCCTACATTCAAAAGTATGTGGCACGAACTCTACAAATTGATGTGCCACGCAGGATTTTGCCCGACAAACCCTAAACCTGGACATAGCGGTCTGGAATATGTGGATTACGAATATGCGTGAAGATTTTAACAATCTAGTTTAGAAGAAGTATGAACGCTGCCAGACAGTTTTATGCTCAGAACTCGCAATTAGTACAGAATATAATCTATTTGCTAGTTCTCTATGTAATCATCTACCTTGTTTACACCTACTTGACCGCCGGTGCCGAACTTGAGCGCTATGTAATTCAGGTAAATATCACTAATAGCCAGTTTGGAGTACCAGGTAACGCTGCTAGTTCCGGTGCGCCCGCAGGCTCAAATCTTGCGAATAATACACAATTTTGTATTAACTACGACGACACCGTTAAGAATGATACAACAGTTCACAATCCTTTAGTACGTATTGTTGAAGGCGGTGAGTTCACAATCAGTTGGTGGATGTACATCAGCACATGGGATGCTGGAACATCCGGTGTCATCAAACCTGTTCTCACCATCACCGATCCTCAGGTCACAAGTGGCACTGCTGGAAACCCTGCTTACTTGATGGTTGCTTTCCTCTACCCTTCCACCAACATGCTCGGTATCCGTTTCACAACACGTAATGTTGACAGCAATGAACTTACATTCTTAAGCAACTTGACCGGCAATGCTATGAATGCCTCCACTGCCATCCAGACATTTGGTAACTTGACCAGCACTCCAGTATGTGATATTAATGACGTAGATATGCAGCGCTGGATTAACTTCACCTGCGTAGTCAGTGGTCGTATATTGGATGTATACTACGATGGCAAACTCAACCGCTCTTGCGTTCTTCCGGGCAACGTTCTCGGTTCCGCACCAGGCAGCGGTAATCAGTATGTCCGCACCTCTGTAAACGGCGGTTTCAACGGTTACCTCAACGGTGTATTCTTCTCCGCTGCTGCTCTAACCCCGGACCGTATCTACGGTCTCTACCAGTCTGGACCACAGGGTACTACAAGCATTGTTCGTGCTCTCTTCAACCAATTTGGTATTCACTTAGATTACCGTGGTGGCGGCAATTTTAGCCAGTACTTATAAATCTAACATTTTAGGGATTCTCCATTTATAAAACCAGTTATAAATAGAGGAAATGGATTCTGTGACCGGATTTTTATCAGGCGATGGCTTAATTCCACAACTTGCGATTGTTATTCTAACGATGATTGGATTACAGGTTGTAATGGGTCTTATTGAACAGGTAAATTCGTTCTTAACCAAGTTGGACCGTCAGGCCGTTGTACTTTTTGACAATAGTACTGCTATGTCTGTAAGTATTCCACAGGGCCCTAATACCGGCTTACCTGTTCTTTACAACAGTCGCGACGAACAGCAGGGTTCCGCATTCTCGTACTCAATGTTCATCTTTATCCACCCCGATACATTTGAGGTACAGAACCCTGTAACCGACCAGTGTGGTAATACAACAGGACCCGGTTCTGCTAAAGGAAACTCAACAGTAAAACTCAAGCATATCTTCCACAAGGGAAGTGATGTCGGTTTCCCGAATCTCGCCCCCGCCGTCTTTGTTGAAAGCAAGGCAAACAACCTCCGTATCTACATGAATACTATTAACAGCTGGGATAACTATGTAACTGTATCAAACATTCCAGTTGGTAAGTGGTTCCACCTTGTCATCTTACTCAAGGGTGTCAATCTTGACGTTTATGTCAACGGTAACATCGCTGTTCGTATGAAATTGGCTACTGTACCTCGTCTCAACTCAGGTGGTGTATATGTAATGAAAAACATGTACTTCCCTGACCAGACCGGTTACGATCCTACACTCTTCTCCGACTACACAGTTGTTGGACCAATGAAGGGTATGGTAAGCCGTCTCAAGTACTTTGCCTACGCCCTCAACTACTCCCACATTGATGCCTTGTATCGTGAACGTGCCAATACCAGCTCGGTTGTTGCGCCATCAACCGACCCCAACGCCAATCAGCCACCCTACTTCTGGGACGACTGGTGGGTCAATAAATATTAAACAATCGGTATATGTTGATTGTTTACAAAATGGTTTTTCCATGCGTAATACAAACGCATAGAAAGAGCAATAAAATCCAGGACAAGAATGGGTCCATAATTAATAAGGAGCGCATCGTTATAATTAAGGATTGCGTAAGCGAAGGCAAATGTTGTTGCGATTAGGATGACCACCTTTTCTGGAACATTCCAAATATTCGCATTTTTATTTTAATAGTTCGCATATAATTCAGGTATGTAGCATATAATATATAATATTGATGCTACATTCATAAGATATTCATACTCCATTAATTTCTTAAACTCGGTTTTATAATAAACGTTATAATCAATTTTGAACTTAACGAGCAAACTTGAGACCACCCAAGCCGCTGCTTATCTCCAAGAAATTCAATGTCTCCACAAACGTGTAAAGATTGTATGTATAACCGGCTAAGTAAGGAATTGGCGCTACATCAACATCCATTTCCAGACGGTCAATACGACTTGTATTAAGTGTGCCAGATGGCTGTTCAACCGATGATCCATTAAGTGAGAAACTATAAACACTGATTGGCCACATCTCGTACTGAGACGCTTCACCCAACGCAACGACCGCTGTAGAGCCTCCACTCATATAACGGAATGGAACGTATTTACTAAAATAATCGCTATCCTGGCTGTCAAACAATGGATTACCGTTCGCCGTAATGAAAACGTTGAGAAGAATCTCACGCTGTAAACCGGCCAAATTGATGCCTGAGCGTCCTATTGGGGCACTGATGGCGCCAGGATATGGTACAGGTGAAAAGTAGGGCTGGATTCCTAACGAATTTGCGTTGATACATACCGAGTTTGGGTAGGAATAGTACGGTGTTGGAGTTACGAAGGGACGATTTGTACCCAGCGTATACATCCAGTTTGTGAGATTTATGTTTTGATTTCTATATGTGAGAGCGTCGCTGCGCCGCGCGAAATAGACTAGACGTGTCGCCACATTATGTACATCTAACCTGTACGTATTCCTCGTCGTTATACCGTAAAAGGTGAATAGTTGGACTTGGCGAATATTATAGCGGAGGGTCTTACTCGTAAACATCAAACGAACATCGTCTTGTAAAAATGTATACGTCGCTTCCAGCGTGGCATTGAGAGGCCAGCCGTCCAGCAACGGCACCGCACCACTGATATCGGTCAAAAAATATTTCATTGAACCGCTTAAGTCGGTACTTCCTCCATATAAATCGGTGAGACTGAGAGGAATGTTTCCGTACAACTTTTGATTCCATATCTGTGTGTATAAGTCGGTAGAGGTTCCGTTAGGTAAATAATTGGGCGCAAGAGTTTGAACTCCTGGACGTACCCTGGCTCCTGACAAATCAAGTACGGTGTATAAATCGCGAATGGGTCTTAATTGAATCGTCACCTCGCTGTCGTGATACTGTAGAGCAACAAGGGGCAGGGCATTTTCTGGGAAATCGCTGAACCATAGACCCAACGGAATGCGTAGGATGCGACCTGGGATGGATGGTGCGTTGTTTTGCGTTGGGACTGGATTGTATTCAGTTCCTCGCCAACTGATGACATTTGGATAACCTTGTCCAGGAGGAACAGTTGGATCTGCGTACACACCATTTGCGGGGTCAAAACATTCTGGAACATCGCCAACCATCACTCGCCATTTTGAATAATCGTCGCTATCAAAATCCAGGGCTGCGCGGGCCGAAATCCAGTCGCTGGTGAACTGCTGTATAATCTGGCCACCAATCGTAAAAGTAATGGTATCAATCATTCGTACACCGATTTGCCGGACCCAGGCGAATTCGTAGGCTCTGTCCACAGTGAATTCTTGATTGCCGTTGGCGTCTAGAATTGGATTTCCATACTGGTCAACCGCCGGTCTCAAATACGCCTTACTGAAAATATCGGGCAAAGTGATACGTAATGTCAAATCGCTCAGGAGGTCGCCTTGACGGGGTATCTTTGTTTTGAGCAGAATCGGCGCATCGGTGAGCAGTAAGTTTGGGCCATCCAGTGTGATTTGAATCGGCTCCTGGGAAAAGTGTGTATAGCGTTCAAACGATTTATAAAAATAAGTCGTCTGCGGATTTCCATTGAGAATTACATTCTCATTTCCGTAACAAACTAATGACAGTAAGCCGCCCGGCATATCTACTGGGGCTAGGATAATTCGTAAGCACTAAAAGACGCACATATCATAGAGGATTATGTCAGCCAATTTCGCTGCCAACAACTTAGAATATACACCACCCGTTTCTTCAGTAAATATCCTGATT